CTTTCCGGAATTAAAGAGTGCAGCAGTACATCTATACAATGAAATGCAACCAGACCAAGTTTTAGTCGAGGCTAAAGCGAGTGGACTATCTCTGGTACAAGAATTAATGAGAACGGGTATACCCATTACAACATTTAATCCAAAGAGAATGGATAAATTAGCGAGAGTGCACTCCGTTGCACCTTTGTTTGAGAGTGGAAGGATTTGGGCCCCCGATACAGACGAGTCGGAAGCAGTTGTCTCACAGGCGGCAGCGTTTCCTAACACAAAGAACGATGACTTAGTAGACTCAATGACACAAGCATTGATTAGACTTAGAAAAGGGTTTATGGTATCACATCCACAGGATATGCCATTTGAAGAGCCGACAGGGCCGAAGGGGAGTTACTGGTAATGAACGTAAAAGAATCAATTAAGAAACACGAAGGATTTCGAACTAAGGTATACTTAGATACATTAGGTAAGAGGACTGTAGGCTACGGCCATCTATGTGTAGAGGATTACTGGGAGGATGATGTTGAGTATACAGAGGCACAACTCGACAGAGTATTTGAACAAGATTTTGCAAAAGCGGAAGATGCAGCAAACCGACTTTGCAAGGACAACGGATGCGAGGGCATTCCGCAAGAAGCAAAAAATTTAATTATTGAAATGGTATTTCAACTTGGCCCCACAGGGGTTAACAAGTTCCGCAACATGTGGAAATGTTTGTCAGAAGAAAATATGATTGGGGCGAGCTTTGAGATGCTCGACTCGAGATGGGCAAAACAGACTCCAAATCGGGCGAAGGAAATGGCAAATCACATGAAGAATATAGGAGCATAAAGTGAGTAAATTAATAACAACACCACTAAAATTTTTATTTAAGAAAGGTATGAAATATACCGGTATAGGTTTGACTATAAAAGAACTAAATGACTATAGAAAAAAAATGATTGATGAGGGTAAAGACCCTTTAAGTCCAAGTAACTTTATAAATGAATATGGTAAACCCTTATTTAATAAAGTAAAAAAAATAGGAGACGCTTTTACAGATAATCAAAAAGCAGATGGCGGCATGATGGAAATGCGTAAAAAAAACATGGGTCTTAAAATGGCTAATGGCGGCCCAGTTGGCTCTGGACTAAAACCAGTTCCGGCAGACAATAAAGGTTTATCAAAACTTCCAACACCTGTAAGAAACAAAATGGGTTTTATGAAAGATGGTGGTATGGTTAAGAAAAGAGCCAAATCTAAATCTAAAAAATCTAGAGGTATGGGTGTAGCTAAAAGAGGCGGAAAATTTAAAGGAACTTTCTAAATGGCAATAACTCCACTAGAGCCAGTAAACCCTTTGATTGAAGAAGAGGTTACAATTATTGCAGAGGGCGAAGTAGAACCTCAACCAATGATTACAGACAATCTGGTAGACCAACTTGATGATGACACACTAGACGAAATTGCTAGTGAGTTAATTGATGCTTTTGAAGCAGACGTTCGTAGTCGTAAAGATTACGAGGATACCATCAAGAAAGGTATGGAGTTACTTGGATTAAAAATAGAAGATACAACTAAACCTTTTCCGGGTGCTTGTTCAGCACATCATCCAATGATGATTGAAGGAGCAGTCCAGTTTCAGTCGCAAGCAATAAAAGAATTATTTCCATCTGGTGGCCCTGTAAAGGCACAGATAGTCGGTGAAAGAACAGAAGATTCTGTTAGACAATCTAATAGAATAAAAGAGTTCATGAATTATCAACTTACCGAAACAATGGAAGAATACTTTGATGACTTTGACCAAATGTTATTTTATCTTCCTATTGTCGGTAGTTGTTTTAAAAAAATATACTACGATGAAAGTTTAAAAAGACCAGTATCAAAGTTTATACCAATTACTGATTTTGTTATATCGTACAATACAACAGATTTAAGAACCTCTGGAAGATATACGCATATCATTCGCATGACACAAAACGAATTGCGAAAGAAAATTGCAAATGGTTTCTATGCTGAAATGGATACCGATATGAATCCAGAAGAGGATGACTCAAACGATATAACACAAAAGATACAAGACATAGAAGGTATTACACCTTCAAAGAATTATCAAAAAGATGGTAGATTTACTATTCTCGAAATGCATGTTGATTTAGATGTGCCCGGATACGAAAAAGATTTTGCGTGTCCTTACATTGTTTCTATATGTAAAGAGACTCAACAAGTTTTATCTATAAGAGAAAACTTTCAAGATGATGACCCAGACTTTAAAAGAATACAACACTTTGTACATTACAAATTCTTACCGGGATTTGGTTTTTATGGTTTAGGTTATGTTCACTTACTAGGTAATTTACAAAAATCAGTTACAACTATACTTCGCTCTTTAGTTGATGCAGGACAATTCTCCAATCTACCCGGTGGCTTTAAAGCTAGAGGCATGCGTGTAGAGGGAGAACAGCCTGTAGGCTTTGGTGAGTTTAGAGATGTAGAGGGATACGGAGAGGATATTCGTAAATCAATTGTACCTCTACCATTTAAAGAACCATCACAAACTTTATTTGCTCTTCTTGGTTCAATGACACAAGAGGGTAGAAGATTAGCTGCAATTACTGACTTACAAGTTGGTGATATGAATTCTAATGCACCTGTAGGAACAACTATAGCTTTATTAGAACAAGGCATTAAAGTGATGTCTTCTATTCACAAAAGATTACACAAAGCACAAAGAGAAGAGTTTAAAGTTATTGCAAGAATAAACCAAGACTTTATGCCAGACTATTATCCTTATAGAATAGCAGGCGATAATAGATTTATTTTTAAAAAGGATTTTGATTCTAATGTAGATATCCTACCAGTTTCAGACCCTAACATTTTTTCTACGGCACAAAGAGTTTTACTAGCACAAACACAACTACAAGCGGCAGCAGCAGCACCACAAATACACGATATGAAAGAAGCATACAAAAGATTGTATGAAGCTCTCGATGTAAAAAATGTGGATGAAATATTGCTACCGGAAATGGGTGCAAAAAGAAAAGACCCTGCAACAGAAAACTATGCAATGATGTATGGTAGACCAGTGAAAGCATTTGCGGCACAAGACCACGATGCACACATAGCAGTTCACCAAGCTATGCTTAGTGACCCTACTATGACTCCACAGTCACCGCAACTTGCACAAGCGTTAGCAGGAACTATTCTATCGCATATTCAAGAGCACATGGCTCACAAGTATAGAACACTTGTTATGTCACAGAGTGGTGCAGATTTACCACCTGCTCCAGAGTATGATAAATCTAATCCGGGTAAAGATGAACAGTACCCAGAGATGACTCCAGAAATGGAAAATCAAGTTGCTAAGTTACAGGCACAAGCAGCAATGCAAATGTCACAACAAAATCAACAGGCAGCACAACAAGCACAACAACAACAACAAATGGCTGACCCTCGTGTTCAGATTGCAATGCAAGACTTAGCAATTAAGAAACAAGAAGCTGACAGAAAAGTAATGGACTCTCAAGCAAGAGCAGAGGCAAGAAACAGACAACTAGAAATGCAAGAACAAAAAGAGGCAGCAGATGCACAGATTGATATTGCAAAACTAGAATTAGATAAAGCAAAAGCAGAATCAGATATTCAGTTAGATGCTTCTAAAATAGAATCTAATGAAAGAAGAGATGCACTTAGAGCAAGAGCAAATAAATCTTTAGCAAGAGAAAAAACTATGAGTGAAATAGCAAAAGAAAACATGAAGGGTAGAGAGTAATGGTTTTACCACTTTTACCTTTTATACCCGCAGGTATCGCAGCATTAGGAACAGCAGGAAGATTTTTTAATTCTCCTACTGGTCAAAGAGCCGTGCAAGGTGGTATGAATTTATTTAATAGAGGTTTAACAGGTTTACAAAATTTGGCTCAACCTACAGGACAAATGATTACTAATCAAGCTATAGCAAGACCTTTAACAGCAGGAACAACTGTTCCTATTACTATGGGTGAATTAGCAGGTGTAATGACTCCTTCACCACAAACACAAGAGCCTAGTGCAGCAGATGTAGAAGAAATGTTAGAGCAAGAACCATCTATAGACGATTTACCTTTAGATGCAAAAGAAGCTAAAGATAAAAAAGAAAAGAAAAAAATTAAAAGAGCAGATGCAATAAAAGCACTAACTAAACTAAATCCAAATTTTTCTGATTTGAGTAAAGAAAGACAAGAAAAACAAATTAAGTCTTACATGAATGCACAAAATTTAAAAAAAGGTGGATACGTTAAAAAGAAAAGAAAAAGAAAACCATACAAACCATCATCTTTTGTTAAGATGAAAGGTAGAAAAAAATATATTTAGGAGAATAAAATGAGAGCATTACTTGCAAAATTATTAGAGATGGGAGCAAAAAAAATAAAACCTACAACACTTATTGAAAAAGGTAAAGAAATTGGTGTTGATGTAGAAAAACTTAAACTTGGAGATAAAAAACTTATCAATAAAGTTTTGAAAGCATTAGGATATCAACCTAAATCTGGTTTAGGC